AGGGAGCCCCCCTGTCTTTTCGGCCAGCCTCTCTCCGACACAGTCGAAAATCCACCAGGACAGTCCGTTTACAGCCCAGCCCGATCCAGATAAGACCTGATGGCAACCAAGAGATCCCGAGCTGTACGAGGGGCAACCGAACCACGCTTACATAGCCCATATTTAAAGGGCGCTTCTAAAGTAGATGATGTAATCGAATTAGCTAACCTAATTAAGATGCCGTTACTACCCTGGCAAAAGTTCGTACTTACCGACATGCTGCGCGTAGATAAGAAGGGCATGTGGATCCGCAAGACTAACCTGCTGCTAGTGGCTCGCCAGAACGGTAAGACCCATCTTACGCGTATGGTCATCTTGGCTCACCTGCTTAAATGGGATAGCAAGAACATCATTATCGCTTCATCTAACCGCTCAATGGCTTTAGACACCTTTAGACAGGTGGCAAGCGTATTTGAGCATAACGAGAACCTTATGGCGTTAGTCAAGGCTATTCGCTATGCAAACGGTACTGAGTCGATAGAAATGAAAGACGGCAGGCGTTTAGATGTGGTTGCAGCTACTCGCGATGGCTCACGCGGTAGAACAGCCGATGCACTCTTCCTGGATGAAGTCCGCGAATGGTCTGAGGAAGGCTATCGAGCAGCGATGCCAGTAACACGCGCTCGACCTAATGCCCACACCTTCCTAACCTCAAACGCTGGAGATGCTTTTAGTATCGTGTTAAACCAACTTCGCGAACGAGCTTTAGATAACCCACCAAAGTCCTTTGGGTTTTACGAATATAGCGCGCCTCAGTATTGCAAAATAGATGATTTACATTCCTGGGCTATGGCTAACCCTGCTTTAGGCTATACGATCACAAAAGAGTCACTAGCCGAAGCAGTTGCTACTTCACCGATCGAAAACACGCGAACAGAGTTGTTGTGCCAATGGATCGACTCACTCAGTAGCCCCTGGCCGCATGGCATCTTGGAAGAAACCTCAAATAGTGAGCTACAGATACCGCCTGGTGGATATACAGTCTTTGGCTTCGATGTTTCACCTTCAAGGCGTAATGCTTCACTCGTTGCTGGACAAATCCTGCCAGATGGCAAAATCGGCGTAGGCATACTTCAAACCTGGGAAAGCGCAGTTTCGGTAGATGATCTTAAAATAGCAGCGGATATTAAAGGCTGGTCGGATCAGTACCGACCGCGCCAAATCTGTTACGACAAGTACACCACTCAGTCAATAGCGGATAAATTATCCAACGCTGGCTGCATAGTCCAAGACATCTCGGGTCAGCAGTTCTATCAGGCTTGCGGAGACTTGCTAGACGGTTTAGTAAATCACCGTGTAGTTCACAATGGACAAGCTGAACTAATCCAGCAAATGAATAATTGCGCAGCTAAAGTCAATGACTCAGCCTGGCGTATCGTAAAGCGTAAATCGGCTGGCGATGTGTCTGCACCGATCGCTTTAGCGATGGTCGTGTCGATGTTGATGAAACCACAACAGGTAGCGGCTATATACGCAGAATGACCTACATGTAGTGTATAATTGCACCCTATGGGTCTATTCGATCGTAAGCCAAAAGTATTAGAAGCGCAAGCAGCGCCGCAAATTATGGGCGATGCGTTCTACGCATCTAACTACTACTACAGCCCTTCAGTCTCTCGCCATGCTGCGATGAGCGTACCAACCGTCAAGCGATGCCGTGATCTTCTCTGCACTATCGGCACTATTCCTTTAGAATACAAGAAGGCATCAACTGGCGAAGAGATCCCTGCACCTCGATGGGTAAAGCAACTTTCAAAGCATCAACCACAATTCGTAACTATCAGCTACTTAGTAGACAGCCTTTTATTCTTTGGCGAAGCATTCCTAGAAATTACCGAGACTTATGCAGAAGATGGTCGCGGCGCAGTTTTCGAGTGGGTTGCTAACACTCGCGTAACTACAGAAGTAGATCCTTACGGTCAATTCGTAACTCAGTACTTGGTAGATGGCAAACCTCGCCCTATGTCTGGTCTCGGTTCGCTAGTAACCATTCAAGCATTTAACGAAGGTATCCTTACAACAGGTGCGCGCACAATTCAAGCCGCGATAGATGTAGAACGAGCTGCAGCAGTAGCGGCATCTTCTCCAATGCCTACAGGTTATATCCGAAACTCTGGGGCAGACCTTCCACCGCAGGAAGTTCAGGGATTACTAGCAGCTTGGAAGCAAGCGCGACTAAACCGTTCTACTGCTTACCTAACTTCTACACTTGAATACTCACCAGTATCATTCTCACCAAAGGATATGCTCTACACAGAAGCGATCCAGAACCTTTCGACTGAGATCAGCCGCTTATGTGGCATTCCTGCTTACTATGTTTCAGCAGATCAAAACACATCTATGACTTATGCAAATATCCTAGATGAGCGTAAGCAATTAGTAGCCCTAGCGTTCCAACCGTTCATATCCGCGATCGAACAGCGACTTAGCATGGATGATATCTCAACGGCTGGACACTATGTAAAGTTCGACCTCGACTCTTCATTCCTTCGCGTTGAACCAATGGAACGCCTACTCGTTCTGGAGAAGATGCTAGCCCTGGGCTTAATCTCTACAGAGCAAGCGATGGAAATGGAAGATTTAACACCTAACGGAAGTGATGACTAATGGAGACTCTCTACATCGAAGCAAGCTCGATCGAGTGCAGCGAAGAACGCCGCGAAATCTCAGGAAAGATCGTACCTATGGGTACAGGCGAAATCGGTAACACTAATCTTGGCGCTTATACATTCGCAGCAGGATCTATTGAAATCGCAGATCCAAGCAAGATCCGACTTTTAGCGCAGCATGATATGAAAAGACCCGTTGGAAAAATGATCAGCGCAGAAACACGCGAAGATGGTATTTACGCTGTGTTTCGTCTAAGTCGCAGCCAGGCTGGTGCAGATGCCCTAATCATGGCAAGCGAAGGATTAGTCGCAGGTCTGTCTATCGGTGCAGAGATCATTTCATCAAAGCCATCACGCGATGGTCACACAGTCGTTACAGCGGCTAAATTAAAAGAAGTTTCCCTAGTTACTGAACCAGCGTTTAAGTCTGCAGAAGTTCTAGAGATCGCAGCGGAAGAAGCACCAGCTGAAGCCGTAGAACCAACCCTACCTACAGAAAGCGAGACTACCGAAGTGGAAAACACTCCAGCAGTTGAAGCAACACCAGTAGAGGCTGCGGCTGTAGAAGCCGCTGCACCTACAATTAAGGCGATGGCATACACAAAGCCACGCATCGACACAAACCCAGCAGCATTCCTAGAAAACGCAGTTCGCGCTTCTCTCGGTGATGAGTCTGCTCGTCAGTACCTAGCAGCAGCATCAGACACAGACACAACAGATGTTGCAGGTCTCGTACCAACACGCCAGCTAACTGAAATCATCAACAATAAGTCCACATCAGGTCGCCCATCTATTGACGCGATCTCAGCAGGCACACTTCCAGATGCAGGCTTCAAATTCCAAATCCCTCGCGTTAAGGCTGTACCTACAGTCGCAGAGACAGCAGAAAAGGCAGCATTCTCAGATACTCAGGTCGAAATCGAGTACCTCGATGTAGATGTTAAGAAGTACGCTGGAATGCAGCTATTCGATGTAGAAGTTCTTGATCGTACTTCTCCAGCATTCTTCGCAGAACTACAGTCACTAATGGCTGATGCTTACGCAAAGGCTACAAACGTAGCAGTTCGCACAGCGATCCAAACTGGCGCATCAGCAGATGGCACAGCGATCACACTTCCCTGGGATGGCGCTGAAATGGCTGGCTTTATTGCTCGCGCTTCAGACTCTATCTACACAAACACACTCCGCTTTGCACAAAGCGTAATTGTTTCACCTACACAATGGTCAAACATCATGGGAATGGTCGATGGACAAAACCGCCCTCTATTCGTGGCAAGCCAGCCACAGAACGCACCAGGTTCAGTATCACAGTCACTTCGTGGCTCACTACTCGGACTCGATCTCTATGTCGATTACTCACTAACTGGCGTAGCAGATGGTTCTATTATCGTTGTAAACCGCGACTCATACACATGGTACGAGTCACCACGCCTACAACTTCGTGCAGACAAGGTCGGCACAGGTCAGGTTGAAGTTGGATACTACGGATACGGTGCTATTGCTACTAAGGCAGCAGCAGGCGCATTCAAGTTCAACAACGCAGCCTAATAGGTAACTAAGTCGCTGGCAGGGTAGTGCCCTTCTACCCTGCCAGTCTTTAGAAGGAGAGAATATGTCGCTAACAACAGTCGCAGAGTTACGCAGCGCTTTAGGCGTTGGATCACTTTACGCTGACGCGACCCTTCAAGAAGTCTGCGATGCAGCGGATAATGTGCTTATTCCTTTTATTTGGAACAACAACGAGTACAACATCGGGCACAGCAACACCGCCACTACTGGCACTCTTTACTTTAACATTCCTGTTTACGATGTTTATTATGTTGGTCAAACCGTAACTATTACTGGCAACGGTGCAAAGCACAACGGATCAAAGACCATCACATCAGTAGATAAATACACTATTACTTACAACATTACAGGAAACAACAACACTCCAGCTCCCTATCATCCTGTTAATCCACTTGGTACAGTTGCAGCGGATGTTTACCTAGATCCTTCAACTATTCCAGCGATCCAGGAAGCAAGCCTTATGGTGGCTATCGATATCTGGCAGAGCCGCCAAGCACCTTCCAGCGGTGGCGTTACAGTCGATGGCTATGCCCCAAGTCCTTATCGTATGGGTAACACTTTACTTGCTCGCGTTCGTGGCTTACTTGCACCTTACCTAGATCCGCGTTCGATGGTTGGCTAACCATGACCGCCGCTATATCAACCCTTCGCGCCACTATTGCAGCATCGCTAGTCGATAACGCGCTTTGGTCAGTCTTTAGTTTTCCACCAGCTACGCCGATCGCTAACAGCATCGTAGTAAGCCCTGCTGATCCTTATGTAACACCGAATAACAACAGTTACAACACGATCGCTCCAACCGCTAATTTTAATCTAAATGTGTTTGTGCCTTTGCTCGATAACGAAGGTAATCTAAATGGAATTGAAGAAATGCTGGTAGCCATGTTTAACAAACTATCAGCTTCTTCTATCGTCTATAATGTAGGAGATGTGAGCGCGCCTAGCGTTCTAAATGCTGCATCAGGCGATCTCTTGACTTGCTCAATGCAAGTCTCAGTCCTAACGAGTTGGAGTTAAACCATGTCCGAATGGGAACTAGAAAACGCAGCCTTCCTGAAGAAAATCGGGCAGGTAGCACCAGCAGCACCAGCACCTAAACCAGCAACTAAGAAAGACGAGGAATAAACCAAATGGCAGTAT